GTCCTGAAGCCCGGCGGCCATGTCGTCGCGTTCTCCGCGACCCGGACCTATCACCGGCTGGCCTGCGCTGTCGAAGATGCGGGCTTTGAGATCCGCGACATGGTGGCCTGGCTGTACGGGTCCGGCTTCCCGAAATCGCACGACGTGGCCAAAGGCATTGATCGTGTCGGCGGTATCTCGCCAAAGGACCAATCGGCGCTGCTGCGCGAACGTAGAGAGGCTGCTGGGTTCAGTCGGGCCACAGTCGCAAAGGCGGTCGGCTGCAGTGAGGCCAGCGTGGCGAACTGGGAGGACGGCCGCGCGCGGGGCGCTGGTCTGCACCTGGAATGGATCACACCGAGCGCGGAGTATCGCGCGAAGCTGGCCGACTTGCTGGGCTACAGCGAGGATCAGCGAGAACTGATCGGCCTCGCTGCCGACCGTCGCTCGGACGGCACGGTGATCGGGCTTGGCCACAGCGGCGAGGTGCGGCGGGGCGGCGTGTCCCCCTTGGCCGCCGAGTGGCAAGGCTGGGGCACCGCCCTAAAGCCGGCCCTTGAGCCCATCGTCTTCGCTCGCAAGCCCCTGGATGGGACCGTTGCGGCCAATGTGTTGGCGCACGGCGTCGGCGCGCTGAATATCGACGACTGCAGGATTGATGGCCGAGCATCCCAGTACGGCAACCCCGTCGTGACCGAGGGATGGAATCTCCACAAACGCCCTCACGACTGGGAGCCTTCTGACAGGGGGCGATGGCCCGCCAACGTCATCCATGATGGCTCTGCGGAAGTGGCGGAGGCCTTTCCCATCGCGCCCGGCCAGCAAGGCGTTGTGACCGGACTCGAGCCATCCTCGCCTTTCGCCAACGTGTACGGCGACATGCCGTCCCGTGCGGGCCGGGCTGATCCGCGAGGCGACTCCGGATCCGCCGCTCGGTTCTTCTACAGCGCCAAGGCCGATGCAGAGGATCGCCTAGGCTCCAAGCACCCGACCGTGAAGCCTATCGACCTGATGGCCTGGCTCTGCAGGCTCGTGACGCCGCCTGGCGGGGTGATCCTTGACCCGTTCGCCGGGACCGGGACCACAGGCCTCGCCGCCATGCGCGAGGGCTTCGACTGCATCCTGATCGAGCGCGAGGCGCAGTATGTGGCCGACATCAATCGGCGGCTGGCCTGGGCGCGGGGCGAGGGCCGACTGACGGCGCAGGAGACGGGTAGGGCGAAGGCTGAGTCCATCGACGACCTGCCCCTGTTCGGCGGTCAGTCCCAAGGCCTCCACCACATCGGCCCCATCATCGCGAGGGTCGCCGCCGACGTTTTGCAGAAGGCCCAGGAGCAAGACCAGGACAAGGGAGAGGCGGCATGACCTCGCTGACCCTCGTCCCGCCCGTTGATCAGGCCCAGGCGGCCAAGCAACTGCCGTGCAACATCGAAGCCGAGCAGGCCTTGCTGGGCGCCCTGCTGTACGACAACGGCGCTTATGACCGCTGCGACACCCTACGCCCCGAGCACTTCTACGAGCCGTTCCACGCTCGCATGTTCGCCGCCATCGAGTCCGCGGTGCGCAAGGGGCAATTGGCTGAGCCAATCCTGATCGCCGACAAGTTCGCCAACGATCCGGCCTTCGAAGAGCTTGGCGGGCTGCGCTACCTCGCCGACCTGGTGGACCGCGCGCCAAGCAGCGCCCACGCTCGAGACTTCGCCCGCGTCGTGAGTGAGACGGCCAAGCGGCGAGAGTTGATCCGCATCAGCGGCGAGATCGCCCAGCGCGCCGAGACGCCGGAGGACGATGACACCGCTGCGAGCCTGATCGAAGATGCCGAGGCCGAACTCTACCGGCTGGCCGAGAGCGGGCAGGCGGCCGGCGGCGTTGTCTCCTTTGCCGATGCCATCACAGGCGCGGTCCAGATGGCCGCTGCGGCCTATGAGCGGGATGGCGGGCTGTCGGGCACATCTACGGGCCTGATCGACCTGGACCGCAAGCTGGGCGGCCTGCATCCCTCAGACCTGGTGATCCTCGCGGCTCGCCCGTCTGCCGGCAAGACCGCCCTGGCCTGCAATATCGCCTTCCATGCCGCGCGCAATTACGCCTACGAGCAGATGCCGGATGGCACGCGCCGCACCACGGCCGGCGGCCAAGTCCTGTTCTTCTCGCTGGAGATGAGCGCCGAGCAGCTGGCCAACCGCATCCTGGCCGAGGTGTCGGGCATATCAGGCGACCGCATCCGCAAGGGCGAGATCGAGGCTCACGAGTTCGGTCGATACCGCGACGCGGCGATCGAGATCCAGGAAGCCCCGCTCTACATCGACGACACAGGTGGGCTGCAGATGGCGAAGCTGGCGGCCCGCGCCAGGCGCCAGAAGCGGATGCGCGGCCTGGACCTGATCGTCGTCGACTATCTCCAACTCGTCACCATGGGCGGCAAGAGCGAAAACCGGGTCCAGGAAGTCAGCGCCATCACCATGGGCTTGAAGGCCTTGGCCAAGGAACTCGACGTGCCGGTCCTGGCCCTGTCCCAGCTATCGCGCCAAGTCGAGCAGCGCGAGGACAAGCGACCCCAGCTTTCCGACCTCCGCGAGTCCGGCTCCATCGAGCAGGACGCCGATATGGTGCTCTTCCTCTACCGGGAAGAATACTATCTGGAGCGGTCCAGGCCCGAGCCCAACACGGCCGGATATGAGGCCTGGATCACGAAGATGGACGCCTGCCGAGGGCGGGCCGACGTGATCATCGGCAAGCAGCGGCACGGCCCCATCGGGACCGTCACCCTCGCCTTCAACGGCGAGATCACCAAGTTCTCAAACCTCGCGCAGGACGATCGATACCCCGCCGCGCGTAGCCCCTATGGAGACGCCTGATGAGCGTTCATGCCCTATCGGCTGCGTTCGGCGCCAAAGGGCTTACCCCGTCCGAGAAGCTGGTCCTGCTGTCGTTGGCCAACTATGCCGACGAAGACCTGAGCTGCTGGCCGTCTCAACGCCGCATAGCGTCAGACACAAGCCTGTCGGATCGGACCGTCCGCTCTGTGCTGTGCGCGCTTGAAGAGAAGGGGCTGATCACCCGCCAGGAACGCCTTCGCCAGGACGGCTCCCGGGCCTCGGATGCGATCACCCTGACCTTCGCCGCCCCTGCACAGATTTCCGGGGGTGCGGAAACCATTTCCGGGGGGGTGCGGAAACAGTCTCCGGGGGGTGCGGAAGCAGCTTCCGGGCTCACTACGTTTGAACCGTCACCTGAACCGTCAAAGGAACCAAGGCGCGCTGCGCGCACCGAAAAGAAACCTTCGGACAGCGAGATCGAAGCGATCTGGGCTGCGGCGCCCCGCATCGGTCGGGAGCGCTCTTCTCGCGGCGAGCTGGAGACGGCGCTCAGGGCCGCCAAAAGGCGCGGTCACGACCCCGCAAAGATCCTGGCTGGCGTCAAAGCGGCCTACGCCTCGACCACATACGCCGGCGAGCACGCCAAGGGCGTCCACCGGCTGGTGGAAAGCGATCGCTGGGCCAGCTTCCTGGACGATCCCACCAAGCCCGCGCCGGCCGAGCAGCCGCCCTGGAACGGTCCCCCTGAGGTGCTGGCCGACCTGCGCAGCTACATGGGTCCGGACCGCGCCGACGGCTACCTCCGCTTCGCCAAGTGGGACGCAGAGCGCCACGCCATCGTCGGCGACATCAACACCATCACCGGCCTGAAACGAAACGCCGAAGGCCCACTCAAGCGGGCCGGCGTCAAACTCATCGAGGAACAAGCCGCATGAGCCCCAAGCCAGACCAAAAGCTGCTGAGCGCATCGAACAACCTCGCGGCGACCGAGAAGGAGCTTGCCGCGGCGGTGCTGATGTTCGAGGCCGCCGCCTTCCGTGGCGAGACCTACGGCCTGACGGAAACGACTGAGCGCGCCCACGCGGCGCTTCAGGCTCGTCTTGACGCCTTCGCTGGGCTGTACGGGCTGGCCAAGAAAACCGCAGGGGAGGGCTGAGCATGAGCCGCCGCAAGCACAAGTCGAAGCCCGCCCAGGTCTCGGCCCCCATCGGTGACGTGATCGAGCTTCCCCCCGAGGAGCGAGGCGTGGGCGCCGACGTGGTGGCGAAGTTCGATTACGAGCGCGGCCGGCTGCTGAACCCCATGGCCAGCGACAAGGCCCGGGAACAGGCCGCTCGCAACCTCGCCAACCTGGAGTCCAACCGAACGCGCTGGGGCGACAAGGCCTGGCAGGAACGGGCGTCGGCTGAAACCGAGGCGCTGGCCACGGCTCGCGGCGAGGAAGTGGTCAAGGACGGCGGCCGGACGCGCGTCGTCAACCGTGATCCGCTGCTTAGCCTGGCGCGGGCAAAGTGTCTGACCGGCCGACAGCTCGACGCTGCCGAGGCGGTGCGGGCACTATACGACCTGAGGGCGGCTGACTCTTCGCCGGGCTCGTTTGAGGGGATGCCGGCGGGCGCCCATGACCATGAGCGCTTCGTCTCGCAGAGGTTTCTTCGGGCAAAAGCGGCGGTCCCGGTTGGACAGCTGGAAACGGCGATCTTGAACGGCCACTACCGCGGTCAGGACGGCGCCCTCTACACGCTCAGCAACTGGTCTGCTTGGAAGCGCGAAGGCTTTGAGCCGCACGTCTCGCTGCGCGTCATGCGATGGGTATGCGGGCAAAATCAAACCCTCACCAGCATGGGCCGAGGCCGCGCCTATGACCGCAATAGAGCTGCACTTTGTTGGGCTCTGGATGTGGCTAATGAGGTGCTGGATACTCGCGGGAGTGGTATGCTGCGGACATGATTTATGGCGTTGAAACCAAGGTCGTTTACGTGATCGGCGCGACCGAGAGCCCCGTCAAGATCGGCTTGGCCGGGAGTGTTTCCGAGCGCTTGGCTGAGCTTCAATGCGGCAATCCAGACCCCCTAACGTGCCACTACTTCGCTCGCGTCCCGGCCGATCGGGCCTTGTTTGTTGAGCAGGCTGCGCATAGCGCGTTCGGTGAACGCCGCCGCCTCGGGGAGTGGTTCAACGTCCATTGGAAGGAGGCCGCGGCTCTGATCCAGGACTTGGCCGCGCTGGAAGCGGAGAATGCGCGCAATCCGAGCGTCTTGAGCATCCTGCGGGCCGAATACGGAATGAAGGCCGAGGGCGCGTCAGCGGTTTGGGATTACCTCGACAAGCTGGATAAGGGGCACGACTACGTCCCGCACGCGAACGGCTACATCCTGAAGAAGCGCGGGACGGCGGCTTACGCGGCCTTCTCCCTCGTTATCGCCCAACAGAAGCCCCTGTCTGGACTGAGCCGCGCCGAGACCGAGCGGGCTTTCAAGGTCTTGGCTGACGCCATAAACACCCTCTGCAATTTTCGACTGCACTACCGGGCCCAAGAGCTTGATCGGGCCATGCAGCGGGAAATGGCTGCGCTCAGGCGCGCCTAGAGCTTGACGGGAAACCCGAAACGAGGCACACCCGTCATGTCGGCGCTTTGCGCTCGTGGAGCCTCATCGCTTCTTCAGCCTCGCCCCATAAGCAGGCCTTTCCGCCCCAACAGGCAGATCCACCTTCACCCGCTCCGGCGCATCCAGGCCCAGACGCAGCAGCGCGATAAGCGCCGCGTTCCGGGTCAGGCCCCGCTTCGATCCCCACGCCTCCACAGCCTCCAGCACATCAGCCGGAGGCCTGAACGATAGGGGCGGGGACTTTGGTTGGGCCATGGGGATGTAATACATCCTTGGAAGCCGGATCGCACCCCTTCGCGCCCAGCCCAAAGCCTCACCCTCAGCAAGGCGAGCCCGCCGCCCATAGCAGCGGCCAAGGCTCAGCCCTCAACCCTGCGCATTGAGGCTGCGGCGCGATACACCATCAGGAGGGAACATGCCCGCCCTCGACAATCCACGACATGAGCGGTTCGCCCAGGAGTTGGCGAAGGGTCGAACGGCAGACGCCGCCTACATCGCGGCCGGCTTCAAGGCTAACCGCGGGAACGCCGTCCGCTTGAAAGCAAATGAAAACGTCCAGGCTCGGGTCGCTGAGATCGTCGGGCGCGCCGCTGTAAGAGCCGAAATCACCGCTGACATGGTGCTGCGGGAGCTGGCCAAGATCGGCTTCAGCGACATCCGACGCGCCGTGAAGTGGGGCAGTCGCCTAGTCGAGAGGCCGTTCGACGCCGCCCCTGAAGGCGAGAGCCTTGAAGAGCAGCCACATGGCGGCTCGCTGAAGCGCACTCGCAACAGCGACGACGGGACCGACGCCTTCTACGTGACGGCCATCGAGCTTCTCGACAGCGGCGATCTCGATGAGGACACCGCCGCCGCAATCTCCGAAGTCGCCCAGACCAAAGAAGGCGTTCGGATCAAGTTCCACGACAAGAAGGGCGCCTTGGTAGACATCGGACGCCACCTCGGCATGTTCACCGATAAGATCGACCACACCTCGACTGACGGCACCATGTCGCCGAAGCCAACCGTGATCGAATTTGTGGCCCCGGATGCGGGCGAGGAGTGACAATGGTGCTGCCGGAACTGGATGCAGCCGTGATCTTCAGCGACGACCTCGTTGAGGTTTCGATGGTGGTGTCGGGCGTCGAGTTCGTAAAGCAGGTCGGGATCGTGGATCTCACCCGCGAGGCCGTCCTCGCACTTTCATGGGCCGAGCGGCTCGAACTGAGGAAAGCGCTTGCTGAGGCCCTTGACGTCGTCGATGCGTCAAAGGACGCGCCCTGACCTCAACGCATGCGGGCGAAAATCGAAGAACTCCCGCTGATCACGCGCAACTTCGCCAAGCCGGCGAGGACGCGGGTTTTCAAGGGTGGGCGCGGATCGGGGAAGACCAGGGGCCTCGCGCTCCGGTCGGGCCTTCGCATCTACCAGCTGGCCGAGCTTGGCGTCGAGGGCGTGTTCCTCGCCAGCCGTGAGCATCTGAACAGCCTCGACGAATCCTCGATGGAGGAGATCAAGGCGGCGATCCGATCCATCGACTGGCTGCACGCCTATTTCGACATCGGCGAGAAGTACATCAGGACCCGCAATCGGCGGATCAGCTACGCCTTCGCCGGACTTCGCCACAACCTCGACAGCATCAAGTCCAAGGCCCGCATCATCGGCAACTGGACCGATGAGGCCGAGGGCGTCTCTGAGGTGGCGTGGCGCAAGCTGGTCAACACCCTTCGCGAGGAGGGGGACGGCTGGTTCGCTGAGAACTGGATCAGCTACAACCCGGAAAGCCCTGAGAGCGCGACCCACAAGCGGTTCGTAGCCGACCCGGCGCCGGACTGCATCGTCAGCACGGTCAACTGGCAGGATAACCCCTGGTTTCCGAGCCTGCTGAACGCCTCACGGCTGGAAGATCAGCGGCTTAGGCCTGAAACCTACGATCATGTGTGGGGCGGGGAGTTCCTGACCCGCACCGAGGCGCAGATCTTCGCCGGCAAGTTCACCGTCGAGGAGTTCGAACCGACCGACGAATGGGATGGGCCCTATCAGGGTCTCGACTTCGGCTTCGCTCAGGACCCGACCGCCGCGGTTCAGGTCTACATCTACGACGGGCGCCTCTGGATCAGGCGCGAGGCTGGTCGGACCAAGCTCGAGCTGGACGAGACGGCCGAGCATCTGACCAGCCGCATCCCAGGCTTCGCCGATCACGCAGCCCGCGCCGATAGCGCCAGGCCCGAGAGCATCAGTTACCTGAAGCGCCACGGCCTCCCCAGGGTCGAGGGTGTCGAGAAGTGGAGGGGCAGCGTCGAGGACGGCGTCGAGTTCATCAAGTCGTTCGATGGCGTTGTAATACATCCCGACTGCCCCCAGACGGCCCGCGAGTTCCGCCTCTACAGCTACAAGGTGGACCGGCTCACCGACGAGATCAGGCCGGTCATCGTCGACGCCAACAACCACTTCATCGACGCGCTGCGATATGCGCTTGGACCGATGATCAAGGCGCCTGGCAACGTCGCCATGTTCCTCAGGAGGCGCTAGGCATGAAACCCACCCTCCGCCTCGTCGCGAACGCCGCGGTTCGCCGGCTGGACCAGATGTTCCCGGGCTACTTCCTGGGATCGACCAAGCACAACCACTATGCGGACTTCGGCTTTCCCGAGACCGTCCACTTCGCGAACTGCTTTCACGCCTACACCCGCAGCGGCATCGCCCGGGCCGGGGTGGAGAAGACCGTCGGCAAGACCTGGGAAGACACGCCCTGGCTGCTCGAGAAGGAGCGGGACGGGAGCCAGGGGGCCAAGACCAAGGAAACGGCCCTGGAGCGCGAGATCCGCACGCGCTTCGAAGACCTGCGCATCTGGCAGCACATGGCCGAGGTGGACCGGCGCGGCCTGGTCGGCGCCTATGGCGGCCTGATCCTGCGTTTCGCCGATAACAAGCCGTTCGAAGCGCCCGTTGACCGGGTTCCGGGGGGGCTCGATGGGCTGGTCGAGGTCATCCCCGCCTGGGAAGGCCAACTCACGGTCAGTAGCTGGCAAGACGACCAGACCGCGGAGGACTACGGACGGCCGAAGCTCTTCCAATTCAACGAGGCCAGCGTCGGCGATACCAAGGGCCAGGCCCGGTCGTTCAACATCCATCCCGACCGGGTCATCGTCTGGTCCCGCGACGGCACGGTGCATGGCCGGTCCTTCCTGGAGCCCGGCTACAACGACCTCCTGACCATCGAGAAGATCATCGGCGCCGGCGGCGAAGGCTTCTGGAAGAACGCCAAGTCGGCCCCGGTCCTGGAGGTGGACAAGGAGGCCAGCCTTCAGGCTATGGCCAAGGCCATGGGCGTCGCTGAGGCTGAGGTCCGCGAGGCCATGGAGGACCAGGTCGCCCAATGGCAGGCCGGGTTCGATCAACTCCTGATGATCCAGGGCATGCAGGCCAAGACCCTCGGCATCGTCCTGCCGTCGCCCGAGCACTTCTTCAACATCGCCCTTCAGAGCTTCGCCGCCTCGATCCTGTGCCCCCTGAAAATCCTGGTCGGGTCACAGACTGGCGAGCGCGCCTCAACCGAGGACGCCGACGAATGGGCCAAGGTCATCATGAGCCGCCGCCATGGCGAGGTGATCCCCAACATCCGAATGTTCGTCCAGCGCCTGGAGCGCGTCGGCATCCTGCCAGAGCGCGACTACTTCGTAGACTGGGCGAGCCTGCTTGATCCAAGCCCGAACGAGAAGCTCGAGCGGATCGAGCGAATGGCCGATGTGAACGTCAAAATGAAGGATGCCGGCGAGCTGATCTTCACGCCCGAAGAGTTGCGCGCCGAGTCGGGACGGGAGCCGCTGTCCGAAGCGGAGAAGTATCGGGAAGACCCCGGCAAGGAAGACGAAGAAGCGGCTCTCGGGGCGCCAAACGATAGTGTAGAATAAGCGAGGCCGCCGGGTGCGCTAACACCACGACGGCCTCTGACCAAAGCGAACGGCGAGGTTCGAAATGGCTACCAGTGCGGTATGCAAAATTGACGGCTGCGGCAAGCCCCGCCTAGCGCGCGGGTGGTGCGATATGCACTACCGGAGATACCGAAGGCGCGGACACCCTGAGGTGCGAGCGCGCTGCGCCAACGGAGAGGTCGCCGCATTCGTCCACGACGTGGTTCTGCGGTTCGAGGGCGATGAATGTCTTGAGTGGCCGTTCGCCACGCTGGAAGACGGCTATGGCGTGTGGGGGCTCGATGGGCGCATGTCGCGTGCTCACCGCCACATCTGCGCGCTCGCTCATGGCGCCCCGCCATCGGACCGCCACCAGGCCGCCCATTCGTGCGGCAAGGGCCATTTGGGGTGTGTGAACCCCAGGCATCTGCGATGGGCGACGCCGGCCGAGAACCAACATGACCGCTTGGCGCACGGCACAGCTGGCCGCGGGTCAAGGTGCGGCACCTCCAAGCTTTCCGAGGCCGACGTTCGATCAATCCGCCAGATGGCGGGAAAGGTCAGCCAAACGGAAATCGCGGTACAGTTCGGCGTAAAGCAATCGACAGTCTCCGGCATCGTGCGGAGGCGATCGTGGGGCTGGCTGTCTGATTAGGGTGCGCTGCGGCGGTGCGGAAACTCGTTGCCTGGACCTGCCAGCTTTCCGTATCGCGCCTGACCCCCGGGGAGCGACCCCGAACGTTCGGCCTGATCAAGGCCTACCGCCGCAGCGACCATCAGTTTAGCGCGCCCACTCGCTGAGACGCAATGAGCGCGCCGCCCTGGGCGAGCCGCCCATCAAGCCCGACCCCACGACCGAGCCTTAAGGAGGCCTCGCATGGCTGAACTACCCACCGCGACCGGCGCCGGCGGCATCGGCATTCAGGCCACGCCGGTCCTCTCGCTCGGCGAGTCCTACGCCGAAAGCGGCGTCGCTACCGTCACAGACACCCTGTCGTCTGTTGCGGCGGGCGCCGAGACCTTCCCGCCCATCGCCGGCCGCTGGTTCAACCTCACCCTGCGCGGGACGTTCGCCGCCACAGCGGTCGTGAAGCGCCAGTTTCCCGGCAGCGAGGACTGGGACGTGGTCTCGCGAGACAGCGCCGGCACTCAGGCCACCTACACCGCCCCGATCAGCCTGTCCCTTTTCGAGCCCAAGGCCGGCACGATCTACCGCGTCGACTGCACCGCCCGCACCTCTGGCTCCATCGAAGTCGAATGGAACCAATAGATGCTCATCCGTGGCGTTGTATCTAGCCCGGTTAGGGGGGTTGTGGGG